TTTTCATCTTCGTCAAAATTAACAATGCTTGTTCTAATATTTACAATATCTAAAACTTTCCCAATATCAGATGCTTTAAAATAATATACTCGTTTATTATCTAGATCTTCTTCTAATATAGATATTGGGTTGTTTTCAAATGCTTTAACTATACAATTATTATCTGTTTTTATTTCTTCTAACATACGAGTACGTGATATACTAATCATAATTTTTTATTTTTAAATTAAAAACGCATTATTTTAAAAATACGTTATAAGGATAACGTACTCATTAATAATATATAGAATATACTCCGTATTTGTACATTTTTGTTTAACTTCATTTTCCATATTAATAATCTTAAAATTATTAAAATAGATATCATTTTTTAGTTTTTTTAAAAATATAATGTAAGTTTGATACAAAATTAATTTGAATCCTTTATACCCCACCTTTCGATGTATTTAATTAGGGAGTAGACTATACCTTAAGTTATCATAGAAGTTGATTAAACCTCTCAAACCCACTAGCGTCTAGTCGTTGAACCTTCACCATAGTCTTATCATAGCGACTTTAGGTGCTTGGCTGCGGATTGTCCAATTCTAAACATTTTTACCATTGGGCGAAGCTCAACTCTTACGAGTAGTGCAACGGCGACTAAGTCGCGTACGGTTATTAACCGTGGTCCTTTTAAATATTTCTAAATAAAAGTGGTAGTTTAGACTCTAAGGAGTTCCCCGTCAATTTGGAAGTGTTGCAAAGTATTATGTAAAAGTACTTCACTAGCAAGTTTCTTTTCAAAACTTACTCTTATGCTCTGTTCTAATATTATTAATATTAATCTTAAAGCAAGGCCACCCATACCCGCCATAATTCTGAGGACATTATAATTGACTGCGTAAACACGAAGTTTAGCAGAATCATCAACATCAGCAGAAATCTGAAGGGTAGCATTGTCAATTCTTGACATGTTTACCGTCCCTGAAGGTTGATGTTGTTCTGGGTTAAGAGCAAATGAGTAAACATAGATACCATCTCCTGGAACTCTAGTATGATGTTGATATGGTTGAACAAGGTTAAAGTAAGATCCTGCTCTAGTAGAGAAACGATCTTGACCATTAAGTTGAAGTTTAGCATCAACAACAGAGTTTCCATTGATAGCAGAACCAGAGTCACTTGAAAAATCAGCTGGATCATTATCATCTTCGTGGATAACCCAAACAAGTTCCTTGCAAGGATGGTTAAGAGCAAGTTTGCTCTTGATAGAACTAGTTCCGGAAGCAACTGATTCAGCACCGGTGAATTGAAGTTGTTCAATAAGGTATTCGTGTTGAACTTGCGCAAATTGTCTTCGTTCATCAGTATCAAGGTAGATATAATCAATATACAATGAAGCGTCCAAAGATGGAGATCCATAACCAGATCCCTTTACAATAGATGCAAGGGAAGCAAAGGTAATATTGAATTTAACTTCGTGATATTGAAGTGCGATAAGTGGTAAAGCAAGTCCTGGATTTCTGCAAAACCAGAATTGAAGTGGAATGTAAAGAGTTGATGCTGGGGAAGATCCATCAGCAGTGCTGGTAAGAGCAGTTACATTACCAATCATTTCGTTGTAACCAGATTCTTTTTCGGCAGTTTGAGTCAATTCATTCCAAATGATGAGCCAATCACCATAATGTTTGTCAATGACTTGTCCTCCAATTTCAATAGAAACTTCGTCGATCAAAGCGTGACCAACTTGAGCAACCCATCCAACGTTGGTTCCAGACAAAGCTGGGAGATCAACTTGAAGGTAAACCTTATGGATAAGATCACCGTTTCTTGAAACAGTGCATGAAACTTTTCGTCCGAAATCTACAGTTCCGTTAAAGGTTTGTTCAATAGATTCGATAGCGAAATTTGTATGTCTACGATAGACAACTTTGAAAAAAGTAATTTGCTTTTGTACCCTACCTTTCGGTATATTTAAATTAGGGAATAGACTATATCTTAAGCGAAAATTTTCGCCCACTACCGTTTAGTCGTTGAACTGCATCCAATTAGGTAATCAAAATTACCCTTAGGATTTGGCTGCGTGCTTGTCCATTTCAAAAATTAACAAATATTAATTTTATCATATATTGCATTTTTACTATACCCCAGTGTATTCTGGGCCAGTAAATTTTTTCAAATTTACCTTAGTAGCAAATATTTTTAGGATGTCGCCGCAATTTGATAGTGTTGCAAATCTATTTTTTAGATTTACTAGCAGTTTTATTATTAATCAATGGATAAAAACACTTAAATTTGATTAATATAGGAATAATAACAGATTTTTCTATAACATATCCTAATAGTTATAGCTGACTACTTTTCTTCCCCATGTTATTAAGGATTACCTGTGAGGTATATATCTTGCTTTTATACGGTCTTTTCAAACCATATATTAGCCCTAATATCTCTATTAGGAATAGAGTACACCTTAAGAATTTTCAGATATGGCTAGTATCATCATAAAATCCCAACTTCCGTCTACTCGTTGAACCTTCATCTTATATCTACCTCTACCATCTCCGATGTTAGTCGGTAAGGTACCTAAATTGAATGTAAATATTCTGTAGCCAATTGTAATTTATCTTCCATAGAAGTATACTTACTTACAAATGATCTTTCTTTTAAATCTGGATGATGACTTATTCTATATCCTTCTTTACCAGATGAATCTCTATAATAACGAAGATATTTAGGTAAATTTAAATCTTCATGGCGTTTTCTTGGACGTTTATCCAAAACTTTACCCAAATTCTTACCTATCATATTTTTTCTTCGTAATTCTTTTGTTTCATCTGATTGTCTTGATGTTGTTTTACCTGAAGTTAAATTATAACCATTTGGTGTCATTGTGTTTAATTGTTCAATATAAAGATTTTCATTATAATCTAGATCTTTTATTTCACATTCTTTTATTATTTCAATAGTAAAATTTTCATGTTTATATTTACGTATAGCATTATTTAATAATCTACAATAGTCTTTGCCATTCGTAGCATCTCTTATATGCTGTTTCCATCTACTTAAATATCCCCATTTTTACCACTCGATAACATTTTAACACATTGACCAACATATTTTTTATTTGAAGGACTCGTTACACAATAAATTTCACCTTTATCCATTTAAAATTTACAAAATATTTTATTAATTCAATTTTGTTAATTCAATTTTATTAATATAAGACGCTTGGCTGCGGATTGTCTAATCTTTAACGTTTTTACTGAAAGAAATATAAATATTTCTTTGTGGTTAACACCACTGCCTCAGGTCATTACCCTTTGGTATTGTCAAGTATCACTACAAGACAAGTAGTAGTTAAAGTTACTTAAGAGGTTCCCGCAATTTGAAAGTTTTGCAAAGTACCCAAGTACTTTACTAGCAAGTTATATAATAAGAAATGTTTATTTCTTATTTGTATATTTATACTGTTTATCTAATATGGTATATATACAAACCATACTAGCAGCTTACTATTCGAGCCCAGATATATTAAGCTCCATACGCTACTAATTGCATTAATCCACCACCCATTTTGTTTTTTGTTTTTTATAATATTGAAAAAGAAAAAAAATTTACTAAATTAACTTAATAAAACACACGTAAAAATAAAAAAATCTTACGCGATTTATTATAATTTAGTATTAGAATTAAAATCAAACCATAATTTTATATAAAAAAAACAAAACTTAATATACAATAAAACTTTTAAAATAAAAAGTGATTTAAACGCAAAGCAGGTATTTACAATTTTAACCACAAAGCCTGAGTATGAATACTAGGTTCCCATGTAACTATAGATGTATGTGCTTGCCTACATTGATAACGAGACCCAGCATACATAACAATCTGACCTATTTTATAAGATGTGTTTGGCATCCAATTTGCTACTCCCGGTGTTGGTTTTGGTGGAGCTGGTTTTGGTGGAGCTGGAGCTGGTTTTGGTGGAGCTGGAGCTGGTTTTGGTGGAGCTGGAGCTGGTTTTGGTGGAGCTGGAGCTGGTTTTGGTGGAGCTGGAGCTGGTTTTGCTGGAGCTGGTTTTGGTGGGGCTGGAGCTGGAGCTGGAGCTGATTGACTAAAAATACGATTAGCAGTATTAATAATAGATATAGAACTTGGCTCACCACCCTTTTGATAACTCCAAACAAACAAACCATTTGTAGGATTTTTATCACTAATAACACCCTTAGAATATCTTTCGACTTCCGATAGAGTTACCACGTGACCACCCCAAGCTTCAGGTGGTACTTCTGCGCCAATTAATATAGGTCCATTATAATAACTTCTATATGACTTGAATGCTGTAACAGGATCATATACTGGACTTGCATCGTAACTCATCAAACAAATAAAATCTAAATCTTTTCCATTCGATTTTAAACCAGGAATGCACATTCCTGTATTTTGCCCAGCAGGAGCTGCATTAGCAAATTCACCAACGCCATATGCACCTATAGAAAATGCAGCTATTGAAACTAAACCTTCAGGGTATATACTTCTTACTCCATTTATAATAGGACCTAACAAATGAGCTTCTTGAGCACCACCGTGAGGTTCCCAGTCAATATCAATACCATCTACACCTAAATCATTAGAAAAATCAACAATGGCTCTAGGATTAAATCCATCGAAAGGATATGTAGCACCACCTACACTTAACATTACAACAACATTTCTTTTACGTAGGATTTGAATAGCTTCTTTTACTACAGAAAAATCAGATGAAAAATCTAAACCAGTACCAGTAAAAGTATTCGAACCCTTCACATAAGTGCAATTTGGTTTTGCAAAAGATAAAAACACTACATTAATTGGTGCTGGTATTTTTGATAAATCTAAAGCCGCACCAGAACTTGCCCAAGAACAAGACCACGATTGAAAATATACGCCTAAGGGACGTTTATTATTTAATAATTTTTGAAATTTCATTATATAATTATAATAACAAAAAATTTTTTTGATATTATATACACATTTTATATAAAAACCATATTGTATAACATTAATCTTTCAGATTACTCAAAATCTTTTATAAAATTTACATCACCAATCTTCATTAATCTTACTTTAAAAAAAAATTTTACGATTCTGGCATTTTTCAAAATACTCTTTTGCAGAAGAATAACCAATATCAATTTAATTACATTTCAGTTCTTTATTTAAAGAAAAATTTCTGCTCCTCTAAGTATACAAAAAAAATAAGCTTTTTTATGTTGGATGAATACCTCTTTTCAAATTAACATCTATTCCTCTTGCTCTACCAAGTCTTCTATTTCTTTTAAGAATGGAGTTTGTGGTGGAGTTGATGGTGGAGTTGGTAGGGGAGTTTGTAGTGGAGTTGGTAGGGGAGTTGGTGGTTGAGTTGGTGGTTGAGTTGGTGGTTGAGTTTGTAGTGGAGTTGGTGGTTGAGTTGGTGGTGGATTTGGTGGTTGGGTTGGTGGTGGAGTTGGTAGAGGTATCTTTATTTGGGTTATTATTATACCAAAATGTTTGCATTTTACTTAATTTTGATGATGAATTACCTGGACCTCCAGGAAAATGATATATTATTTTATGTGAATCTTTAGAGGGGTTATTTTCAGCATAAGATGCCATAATAGTATTATCATATTTATTTTGAGATATAGCATTATATACAATAAATGGTTGATCAAGACAAGTAGATCTAGGACCTTTTGGTATATGTTCTTCTATTGTATCAAATAAAGATTTTATAGAATCACTATTTTTAAATAATAATATACCAGAAGAAAATCCTGGTAAATCTTTATTATATTTTGAAAAATCAAACAATTTTCCTCCCCAAAATTCGTGACCTATAACTCCTTCTTTTAAAGCATATAATTTTTCAAAAGATAATTCTAAATTAAATAATACGTTAATATCTGAATTTATTAAAATGTCAGTATCTAAATACAATATTTTATCATATTTATTAATATTATTATATTTAAAAATAGTTAATCTGGCACATGCCGCTTCATATAAAGTATGTAAATCTAATATATAATAATATAAGGGTAAATTGAATTCTTTTAATTCATTTTGTATTATTGGTTGAAATGATGGCGATGTTAATATTAGAATATCTATTTTTTCAGAAATATTAGCTTTAATTGAAATAGATGTAATGAGAAGTTTTAATAATTTTATATAATCTTGTTTATGAAAAACACAGATGTAAATAAGATTCATTTTATATTAATATGTAAATATTTTTATTATTTTTATATAAAGTAAATTTTACGATTCTGGCATTTTTTCAAAATACTCTTTTGCAGCAGAATAACCAAGATCAATTAAATTACGTTTCTGTTCTTCATTTAAAGAAAAATTAATAGTACTAGTTATACTCTGCGCTTCTATACCTACACTATGATCTCTATATTTATAAGACAAAGTTGTTTCTTTCTCTTTTTGTACCATATAACATGTAATTAAATGTCCTAAATAATTATAAAAAGAATCAATCGATTCATCCATTTGATGAAATTCACCACGTGTTACTAATTTTAAACCTAAAACATTATCTAATTTACCATCATATTCTTTTATAGGATAATTATTTATTAATCCACCATCTACATAACATTCACCACAATATTTTGTAACTGTAAAAACTAAAGGAATTCCAATTGACATTCTAATAGCTCGTGTAATTTTTAAAGTTGGGGTAGAATTTTTATCAAAAACTTTTGTTGTATATTTATTTAAATTTGTAGCAACAACTCTAAAATTAACCCCAAAGTTTGTATAAATATCAGAAAATGTAATATCTTTAGAATACCCTTTTCTAATAATTAAAGTTTCAATCCAATTTACAATTCTTGTCCCAGAATCAAACCCATACCTTTGCAAAAAATTTTTTATACGCAATTGTTTTAAATCTGATAAATTTTTTGATACAATTTCATCAACAAATTCATCATATGTATATCCTAATATATACAATAATCCTACTATACTTCCAACCGATACACCCATAATTTCCTGAATAGTTATACTATATTCTTCTTTTGTCTTTAATTCATCCAAATATTTTAACGCACCTATATACGATATACCCTTTACCCCACCACCACTTAATATTAAGGTGTTTACTATTTTTTTCATATATTATACTTAATAATAAAATATATTATACTTAACGTTATTTAAATAAGCTCTTTAAGAAAAAACTTCACTAAAACTCATATTCTTTGCTCCTTTTATATCATATACCTTTTCTGAAAAATCCAAATCATTCATATATAATGTTATATTTTTATACAAACTTAAATTAATATCATGTTTATATTCTAAATAATTTAAAAATATATCAAACCTTTCAACTTTGTCAAAATAATAACAAAAATACCTAACATATTCCGTTATATCAAACACATCATCGACATCATCAAGATCTTTTGTTAAATGACAATTTACAATTAAATTTTTAGCAGATAAACATATATCACTGTTTAGTTTAAAATCTAAAATATGTTGTTGTATATTTTCATCTACGTCTGATGAAAAAACAATCTTGAAATTTTTATTATTTTTAATTACATTATACGTTATATAATGATATAATACATGTATATTACTTGTTTCAACCATATTATCTGACCTTTGTGCAAAATATAAATATACTTCTACAAATACCCTAGCTACTTGTAAAAAAATTTTAAAAATACAGTTGTAAATCACATTAAAATTCATATTTCCGAAATTCATATTTATTTAAAAAGAATATACTATTAATTTTAAATGGATTTCTTTCAATTTTTACAAAAATCAACAGATGATTCCGATATAACAACCCTTAATTCTTCTGAAAAATTCGTTAGACAACAAGGTACCTTACAGATGGCGAACCCATCTGTTCGGCAAGGTACCTCACAACCTATAGACGAGTCAAAAAAAAAAACAAACTCGTGTGAAATAGAACAAAATCATTTATATATAAAACGTGGAGATATGGTCAAAATTATCAATGTTCCAAATAGTATTTTAAATACTTACAAAGGATATATTGGCGAAATTAAAAACTATAAAAAAGATCAAGATTTTGCATTAGTTTTTTTACACGGTATAGCATCAGCTACCATTATAAAATTTCCTCTTTTACATTTAATAAAATACAATCCGTAAATGTAGAAATTACTTTAATTCAAATGTGTATAAGTAATAGTTTTTTCACCTACTAATACTTCACATATTGTAGAATTAGAAATGTTGAATAATTCTTTAGATTCACTTGTATTGTTTTTATTTATAACATAAAAACATTTTTGTTCTCTTGGATTTTTATTCAATAATACTACAAATACATCACGATATATATCTTTAACATCACCACTTGATATATAAAAAAACCATGTTTCGTTAGTTGATTTTAATTTTAAATTTTGACACATTTTATTAAATGTTAAAAGACCACTTTTTATTGTGTCGTCTTTTACTGTGTCGTCTTTTACTGTGTCGTCTTTTACTGTGTCGTCTTTTACTGTGTCGTCTTTTACTGTGTCGTCTTTTATTTCTTTATTATAATTTACTAATTTGTTAATATTATAATTCTTACAATTCAAAGTTAACTGTAATTTTAAACCACGTTCTATAAATTCGACACTTTCGTCACCGGCGTCAGTAATTGTATCTTGTCGAACTAAATTCGTCGTATCAATACAATAATATACATCTAATAAACATTTTTCATTCATATTAGATTTTGTGTATTTTATATTTATTTATAAATTTTTTATTTTTTTTTGCCTTATTTTTTTATGCATGTATAATAATATATGTATACTAAATATGAAAATTATACATCAACTTCTGGACTATCTACAAAAATGTGGGGTCCAAGTGGTTGGTATTTCTTATTCTCCTGTGTTATGGGAGGATATCCACCACATATAAACGAAAAGGATAAACATCATTTAGTTATTAAAAAACATTTTAAAAACATGATATTAAGTTTAGGATATACAATGCCTTGTATATTTTGTCGAGAATCATTTAAAAAATTTTGCGTAGAATTACCTATAGAAAACTCTATGGGATCACGTATGGATTTAATGAAATGGTTATACGATATCCGAGACAAAGTTAATAAAAAGTTAATTGCGCAAGAAAAACAATGTTACAATAATGAAAAACTTCGTTTAAAAAAAATTTACTATTCCAGACCACCTACAAAACAAAGAAAAGAAATGTATTATAAAAAATTAGAAGAATTTAAACAAAAAACTCTAATAACACAATCATCACCTCCTTTTAAAGAAGTTTTGGAAAAATATGAAAGTATCAGAGCAGTTTGCTCTAAACAATCTAAAACTTGTAGTTTACCAAAAAATTAAAAATAGTTTAACCATTTTTTATAATTTTCTTCCGGTATATCACGCGGATTCGGGATATAATCTTCTATTTCATTTAATTTGTAATTTGTATTTTGTGTTTTATTTAAATAACTAACATAATCATTGTAAACTACTGCAGCTTTGACTTCTGTAGTATAAACTCCTAGAAAAATAATCTTATTATCATAACTTACTCTCGATGCCCATTTATTATTCGTTACACACCACGAAACACCATTGTATATACTTAATTTATTAGAATGTGTTTTAATGTCAACTGGTGTTTTTGTTCTTTCCATTTTAATTTTGATATTATATTTAATTAAGATTTTTATCTTTAAAATACGTTTTTAATTAAATAATTACTTTTAGAAAAAGTAATATCAAAAAAATCAAATAAGATTTTCTTTTATTTAGACACCGTGAACTTGCTCCCCAATTTGGGGGAGCAAGATTTTGTAATCAATATCATTTGTAAAATGTTTTTCTACTACGCGTTTACAATGATCTCTTCGACTAAAACCTAACCATTTCCATACATCATCCATATCAATTATAAAATCTGTTTTACAATCGTATTTCAAGTAACAATAAAAACTTGCTATAAATAATTGTTGGTCAGAATCACTAAACGTTTCTTTGATCTTATCAAGTAATTTAGTTTGATAATCATTAGATAATTTTTCTAAAGGATTGTTTTCTATTAAATTTACAATATCAAGTCTTTC